ACGATGCCGGGAAGCCGTGACCTGGTCGGTGATGACGTAGGCTCCGCACTGGCTCATCTTGGAGCCGCGAAGGGTCTTGCCCCACAGCGTCCAAGCCACCGCTTCAATCACGCTGCTCTTGCCGGCCCCGTTGTCCCCGGTGATGAGGATGAGCCCCTGCTCTGGTAGGTCAATCACCGAGTGTCGGTGGGACATGAAATCGGTGAGGGTGACTTGTTTGACTTGGATCATGGGGCCTCCTGGTTGCTGCTCAGCAGCAGTGCGGCCGCGTGTTCGCGGTCACGGATTTCCCTGGCCTGCTCCTCGCACTCTACGGAACAGAAGACCGGGATGTGGGCGTTGCGGATTGGGTGAATGTTTCCAGGCTGGGCAGTGGGGAGGATCATCCCTGCCTGTGCCCAATGGAGATTTCCGTCTTCGTTCACGACGACCTTGCCGCAAGGTTCGTGAAGGCACTTGTAGAATCTCTTCATTCCCGCTCCTTGAACCACTCCGCGGCTTCGCACAGGACGCGGCGGACGTACATCATGTTCCGGTAGACCTCGCCGAACCGTGGTTGAGCGAACGAGGAATCGCCGGCCGGCCGTGTTCTTTGGTGGGTGAAGTTGGCCAGCGCCGGTGAGAAGTCCCCAGCATGGGTGCAATCGAAGCCGTAGACGTAGCTGTTCCGGTCCTTCAGGTGGTCTTGGAAGGTGAACCCGCCGTGGGTGGGGCAGGGCTCCTCGTCGTCATCGCCGACTAGGTCGTACTCGTCCCGGCTCTTGGGGTGCGTGAGCGGAACCTCGATGTAGCCGCACCATGCCCCCGATGCGTTGCGGATCATCCACAACTCGTAGCCGACGTGGGACCAGGCCAGAGTGTCGGGCTCGTCTTGCCATTCACCCGGCCCCCACTCCTCTTTCGGCAGCATGAACTCCACCTCTGTACCGCCGATGGAGGCGAGGAGCTGTGCCGCACGAACAACGTCTGGGTCTACACGGGTCACGGTCCGGTGATTCTCAGCCCTAGCTTGCTGAGCTTGTCGCCGAATTCTCGGGCTTCCCGCTTGGTGGGGAAGTCCAGGTCGGCGATAACGGTTTCTGCGATGTCCACGTTGGTTCGCTCCAACAGCCTATTGAGCGCGGCCAGTTCGTTCGCCGTCAAGAACATGCCGTTGAGGCGGTAATCCTCGAACGCCTGCCAGGCAGCCGGCACGATGGGCTTCACGAGCTGGGCCATGGCCTCAGCGAAGACACGAATCTCCATCTGGGCGTGGGGGTGCAGCCGCAACGACAGGAAGTGCATCAGGTTGTGGAGGTCGATCTTCCAGTACCACTCAGTGTAGGAAGACAGGGGTAGGTTGATGCGGGCCAGCTCGCGGGCCATGTCTTCGTTCAGCCGGTCGCGGTAGCGGTGGAAATTCTTGTGGGCCTCGTCGGTGAACGACTTCTGCCATGCTTCCGCGTCGGCCACCTGCTCCAGCGCGGAGCCTTGCTTGTTCTTGCTGGCCTGTTTCTGGATGCGCCCCAGCTCCGGCACGTAGAATTCTTCAGGAATTTCCGAGTAGCGGCCGCTCATCTCGTTGATGCTAGCGGTGCGATGCCGGACCCACTGGCGAGCCACGAAGATGGGCATCTTCGCGTGGAATTTGAACTCCACCATCTCGAATGGGGTGGTGTGCCGGTGCCGCAGCAGGTAGCGAATCAGGCCGAGGTCGCTGCTCGTGGCTTTCACACCCTGCCCGGCGATGGAAACGCGGGCAGCCTGCACAATGGCATCGTCGTCGCCCATGGAGTCCACGAGCCCGACGAAGCCGTGGTCGAGGACGGGGATGTAGTCGTTGGGGAGTTGGGTCACTTGATGTCTCCGTTGTAGTTGCGGAAGTAGGCTGAGAGGGCGCGGAGTATCCTGAAGCGACCCTCATGGGAGAAGCCCAAAAGGATCACCACGAGCTTCGCTATCTGCTCAGCTTCGCGCTTCAGCTCGGTCTTGGTGGCCCGCTTGGAGCCACGGAATTTCCGGGTTGACAAGAGGCTACACCTGCCTGATGGGAATGGCCGCCTGGCCGAACAGGTCTTCGACGAGCGCCGTCTTTCGGGACTCGTAATACTCGCTGTAGATCACTTCGATGATGCCGGCATTGATGATGCGTTTGGCGCAGTCGTAGCAGGGGATGACGGTCGTGTAGATTTTGGCTCCACGAGCATCGCGGCCAGCAAAATCCAAAGCGTTGGACTCAGCGTGAAGTGTGCGGATGCAGCTCTGCCGGCCGTCAATCTCGGCCATCAGGTGGTTCTCATCGTCGCAGTGCGGCATCCCGGACGGGGCTCCGTTGTAGCCGGTGGCGATGACGCGGTTGTTCTTGGTGATGACAGCCCCGACATGCTTGCGGTCACAGGTGGCGCGGTCGGCGACGATGAAAGCCACCGCCATCCAGGTTTCGTCCCAGCTAGGTCTTCTTCTTGGTTTTCCGGCGACCTCCACTGGTCCGGGGCTTGCGGGTGGTCCGTGTTTTACTGGCACTGTCGGCCTCCTTTTTGAGCTGCTGAATGCGCCGCTTCAGGTACCACTCTGCTTTCTCCAGGTCTTGGATGACCTTGTCGGGCTCCTTCTTGCCGGCACGGCTGATGTACTTCACGGTGTTGCCGAGGCAGAAGTCAAGCTCCCATGCCTCGATCACTTTGATTGCTTCGTAGGGATTGCTGCGGCCGCCGTAGTGGGCGGGGTGGTTGACTTGTTCAGCCATCATTGTCCTCCAAGGGCTTTCAGGTACTCGATTCCCAGGTTTTCCCAGTGGTCCATCATCACGTCGGCCACAGCCTGGGCACCGCCGAGTCGGTCGGCAGCCTTGAGCGTGTTCACGAATTCGATGAGCTGGTCGGTGTTAGGGCCGTTGCGACCGGCCACGATGTACTGAAGGAACCATTTGCGGACCTCCCACGGTGCAGGGTTGGCGCCGAACAGGAGTGCCATGTTCTTCGCCCAGTTGCCCTTCTGCATCTTCTTGGTGGCTTCGTCGAAGCCGATGGTCCACTCCATGAGCCGCACGCCGAGCTTCTTGAGGTCCTCCTCGTACTCAGCCGGCACAGGCCCCCAGCCCTTTTCCGTCATCTTCTTGATGGCGTATTTGGCTGCGTGTTCAGGGCAGCGACGATGTCCCTGGATGCAGCCGCAAGCCCACTGTCTTGGCGCTCTAGTCCCCGGCACCGGCGTCCATTCCTGCTAGGCCGTTGGCTGCGTCCCAAGGTGCGCGGGCTTCCTTCAGCTCCTTGACGGCTTTGTTGGTAGCGTCAATTGCCGCGTTGGTAAGTGTCTCTGCCCGCTGAGCGTTGCTCCGCAGCTCAACACGGAGCTGTTCAATCTCCTCACGTAGCTCAGGCACCTCGTAGGGAGAGCCGCAGCAGAGGCAGCGATTGGCGTTCTGGAGCTTGTCGTAGATCTGGTCGCAGCCGTTTTCCAGCGCCATGGCCAACGCACCCGCTACGCCCTCGGCAACTCGCCGAACGAGGGACTCGAATATCTGGTCCACGTCGCCGACGAACGAGTTATAGCTGCTGTTCATTGAGGAACGATGAACCTGAAGCTCGGTCTTGGTGTCCTCGAACAGCTGGTCGGCGTCGATACTGAATCCGTGTCTACTCATGGCCGGCACACTCCCAATGGACTTCTACGGCGACAGCGTTGTATGGGCGGCCCTCGCGGGCTCGTTCCTGCTCCTCGGGATCGTCGCCGGGTCCGAGAGCGACGAGGGTGGTGTAGTCACCCTCCTTGAACGGTTTGTTGCAGGCGGGGCAATCACGGCCGACCGTGGGATGGTCGGCGGTCTTGGGTCCGAATTTCCTCACTTCTTGGCCTTGTCCATGCCTCGAAGAAACCGCAGAGAGCCAGTGAGGCCCGCGGTGCTTCTCTTGCGAAGCTCATAGAACCGGCGCTGGTATTCCTTCCCGAAGCACTTCTGGATGATCTCTTTGTCCGTCATGCCCTGATTCATCAGGCTCCGTAGGATGGGAACGACTTTCGAGGATCTTGGTAGCTTGGTGCTCATTCTTCCTTGTCCAGGTACTCCACCACGATGGTCATTCGGCACCGCCCGCGGCTGGGACCACGGGTGAGTCGCTGGAAATTGGCCTTCGTGATGACCATGCCGAACTCCGTCGTTGGGTGGCCGGGTAGCAGTCGCCGCGTGACGGTCCACTGCTCGTTGCCCAACTCAAAGACATCGAAACCTTCGACGAACTTAGCCAATCCTGTAGTGTTCCTTCAGCCACTTCTTCGCCTCGCGCCGATTCTTCAAGGAGGGGTGGGTATGTTTGAGTTGGAACCAGTCAGGCCTCGCTACGTAAATGCGGGCGTAGAACTCCGCGTCGTAGGTATCAGTCCCCGGCGTTGTGAACCGTCGCAGCGCTAGGTACAGAGATGGTTCACGCGGCTTGCTTGGGCTTTTTCCTCCTTGAATAGCCCGTTCTAAGAGCTTGGTCTTCTTGGCAGCAGCTTTGGTGTAGACTGTATTCTTCCATTCTGGTGCGATGGCGAACAGCTTCTTGCAGAACTCCTCGTCGTAGCACTTCAGGCTGGGTGTGACGTAGTGGTGGTACACGTCGTATAGCTTCTTCTCTGATTTGGGGCTGGGCTTGGGGAGCCCTGCCTTTGCGCGCTCAATGAGTAGCCGCTTGTTTCGGTCGGAGGTCTTCTCAAACCAGTGCGGGACAACCCTCTCCAGCTCGTCTCGGAATTCTTGATCGAATCGCGGCCCCTTGCGGCCAGCGTACCGAGAGAGGTTGTCAGAAATACGGGCCTCTTCTCGTTGTTTTGGCGTGTAGTCGGGCCTTGTCTTGTGTTCTCGGACCCTCTTTGGTCGTGGGCGGGTTGGGTCGGCCTTGGCATAGACCAATACCTCAGCCTTGCGGACATCGGGAGATTGTCTAGAACTACGAGATAGGATGCGGGCGGCGAGAACCCTCTTCAAGTGCTCTACTGAAAGCCGCGAATCCTGAGAATCGATCACGATTTGGGGGAGGGATCCAGTACCACGAGCGGTGAAGTTGACGAGGTGCTGAGCGAAGACCTCGTCTTGGTCACGCATGGCGGCCATCACTTCATAAAGGTAATCGAACCGAGTGCGCTGGAGCGCGTCCTCAACCGGCTCGTAGCTGCTCAAGAAGAGCGGTAGGTATATGTAGCCTGTTGTTTTCCTCGCGCTGTCAATGCGCATTGCTCGACCAACAGCCTGCACAATGTCAACCTCAGACCGCTTGGCATGGGTGAAAGCCACCATGTCCACGGCCGGCACGTTGACCCCCTCGATAAGACAGCGCGCATTCGTCATGATGGCCCTTTTCGCGGCTTTGAACTGGTCCATCAACTTGCGCCTTTCGCGCATCTTTTGATGGCCGTTAATGTGAAACATTGTTGTCTGGTCAAAAGCCGAGAGGTTGTGGCGAATGAAGTTCTGGGCATGGTCTACCCGATAGTGGTAGCTGAAAACTTTTTTCGCTTTGGTCTTATCCATCGACTGCGCCATAGAAACGGCGAGCGGTCGTGGTGTCCCTTCAACCCGAAGATGGTCGTCTAGTACCACCGAAACAACGATCTTGTAGTCGCAAATAACGCCGAGCCTCACAGCCTTGCGGAAGGGCATGTTGTACGCCACATCACCGTAGAGCTTCTTGTTCATCATATCGTGGGTGACAACAGTACCCTTTCGGTGTGGTCGGATGTTCCGTCTTGGAGTGGCGGTCATAAACAGCCGCTTCCGAATGAAGACGTTGCTGTCGTAGAGTGCAAAGGCAAAGGCTTTGTCCGCCGGCCCGACGGTTTTGTGTGCCTCGTCAAAGATGCCGAGGTCGAACCGCATCCCTTGTAGAAGCTCTTGCGATTGGTAGGTACAGACGACGATCTTCTTGCCTTTGCGCCGCATGAACTTCTCAACCTCGGTTCGGTCGGTCGTTGCCCGATTCTCGAAATTGACACCCATGAACCGAATCTGGCTCTCAGAGCAGACGGCGAGAGCCTGGTACCCTTCCCTGGCGTACTTTTCGTACATGTCCAAAGTCTGCTCAACGAGGGCGATAGACGGAACCAGCACGAGGATGCGCCTATGGCTCAGCTTCTCCGACACCTTCAAGCCAACGCGGGTCTTTCCGGTGCCGCAGGCCATGATGAGTTGTGCCCGGCTGTTCTCCTCAAGAGAAGCGACAGTGTTCGCTATCGCCGTTTTCTGGAATCCCCAACCCATCACGTTCCTTTCCCGGCTAGGAAACCCTTGCACCTGTTCAGCACTTCGTCGGGTTCCACGCCGTCTGGTAGTTCCATGGCGCCGACATAGCCGGCCAGCGCCTCGTCCATCGTGGATGCCTTCTTGGCGTTGAAGGCAGCCGTCTTCGCGGCCGCTCGGGCCTCCCCAGAATCGGGGATGATTTCACCATCGTGGCCCCAGTCCTCCAGGGCGACTTGGGCGACGGAAATCTCTTCGGGGGGCACTTGCCACCGTAGGAACACCTGATGGCCGGCTGCGGCCGCGCGAGCCATGTCGGCCTGCATCTTGAGGCCGTGCTCTAGCCCCACCGCCTTGACGAATCGCGGGCCAGGTAGCTCCCCCCACTCCCATTCACCCGTCTTGGTGTCGAAGAACGCGAGGGTGCCGTGACCTTCCAAGCCGGGGTTGTCCCAGCCGGTGGGGGCCAGGGTGCCGCACTGAAACATGGTGACGCCTTGCTGCTTCCACAGCTTGCGCCAGTGCCAGTTTCCGGCGATGACGTGGCCAATACCGAAGTCGTTGCAATGCTTGGCCAGGGTGCGGGCGCTGATGGCGTCGTCGGCCTTGGCCAGGAAGACGGGTTCCTTGCCCCACTTCAGGCCGAGGTGAAAGCAGGCGACCATTTCGTGAGCCAGCTCCTTCCGCACTCCCACGCCCTCAACCAGGCTACCCAGGTCGGCAGGTGCCCACAGCGAGGCCGGGCCAGGCTTGAACGGGACCAGGAAGATGCGGTCGTCCACGACCGTGGGCTTCTCTACGACGGTGATGTTGGCGTAGCCGTCCAACGGCCCCAGGGCGTGGTCGCCGTAGGCACCTGATTCCCGGTCGTGGTTGCCAACCAGGATGTAGATGCGGAGCTGGTCCCCAGGCCCTGAGCCGCCGTCCGTGGTAAGTGCCTGCTGTAGCCCGGCCAGCATTTGGGGCGTGGGCCGGGTCGTGTCCACTACATCACCGAGGATGAACATCGCCTCGCAGTAGGGATCATCCTCGGCTTTGCCCACCGCGTCGCTGAGGACATTCAAGACGAGTTGGGCACGATCATTCATGCCACCCTTCAGGGTTCCTCCGCAGATTTTGTGATTGCCGACGTGGCAGTCGGCGATGAATGCGTATTTCGCCATCACTGTGCCTAATGAGCGAAACGCCGTTATCCGACGTTCAGGTTTCGTATTTTCTGAGCTTTCTTCGTAGTCCTTCGCATTCGCGAGCCAGGTGGTCGGCCGCTTGCGCGTACTCTTCCATCTTCTGGAGAGCTTGATCGCGCTCTACAACGAGCTGATTCCGCTGATGTTGCAGCTCTTCAACCCGCAGATGGAGGGCGATGTGCTTCTTCTGAAGCTCATCGTATTGGTCTTTGCTTACCACCCCAGGGCCGCAAATATGATCAGGAGGCCGATACCCAACATCATCAGGTTCGGGGCGGTAACAGTGCGACTGTCGAAGTCGGTTCGCGGAGTGCTGAACTCCACGATTCGGGTCGCCAGTGCGCGGTTCAACACTCTACTCGTCTTCACCTGAGAACTCGTCTTCTTCGAGGACATCGGGCGAGACTGCCCCATCCCAACCCGCGGCATCAAGGGCTGCGACGGCGGCCTCGTGACTGCGGGATCTAGCCGGTACCAATTTCAGCTCTTTAGCGTGCCAGAGCGTGGACCACTCGTCGTTCCAGCCCTGAGCGTAGTTGAGCTTGAGCTTGGCTTTCCGCCACGGTGGGGTGAGCTTGTTCTTCACCGCCTGAATGGTGACGGTCTTGCCGATATGCTGGCCTCCCTTCGCCTTGTCGCTCTTGCCGGGATACATGCACAGGCGGATGGAGCTGTGGAACTTGATGGCGTGGCCGCCTGGGGTACTGGTGTCGGGACCGAACATTTTGCCGATGACATCGCGGACCTGATTGACCATGAGCATGGAAACCTGATGCTCGGCCAGCAGCGGCGTGAGCACCCGCATCCCCTTGGAGTTGGCCTTGGCACGGCGGTCGAAGTCCTTCTTCTGGTCCATGCCGTCGTCGTACTCGTTCTTGGACATGGTGGCCGCTACCGAGTCCCAGGCCAGGAGGGTGGGCACCTTCTTCGGTACCGCCCGAATCGCCTGCTCCACTTGCTCGTAGAAGTCCCCGAGGTGCCGCACCTCGTCCAGAATGATGAGCTGGTCCAAGTCCACACCGAACGTCTTGGCGCGCTCTGCCTCCAGCGCTCGCTCCGTCTCCACGAGGATGCCGACGCCTCCGTGCCGCTGGGTGGCCGCCAGGCACTGAAGCATGAAGCTGGTCTTGCCCACACCTTCAGCGGCGAACAGCTCCATGATACGGCCCACAGGCAGTCCACCAATGCCGAGGACGTATTTGTCCACGACTTCGATGCCGGTGGGAATCGTCTCGCGAATGTCGCCGAGGGTGCCGTTCTTGAGCATCTTCGCGACCTTCTTCTTGGGGAAGGCTTTGTCGATGCCGGCCATGATCTTCTCGGCGTGGGTCTGTTTCTTCTTTGCTGGCATAGGAAAAGCGCGGGCCTCTCACCCGCATGGTCGCTCTTTCCGCCCGACTGGCCCGGTAGTTGGTGGTTGACGTTGGAGGGCTCTAGCTACCGGTTGCACCCTCTGCTCTTTAGCGTCCTCACCAGGGAAAAAGAGGGGGCCTCTCAGCCCCCGTGGAGGTTTCCGCCTGCGGGGTTCCCCGTGCTAGCACTCCCATGGCTACCTCTAAGCGTAGGGATTCTTCTGCGAGCAGCTAGCCCGCGAACTCGTCGTCGATTTCACCGAACTCATCGTCATCGGCAGCAGCCAGCGCCTTCCGGCCGCCGTCGCTGTGGCCCTGGTGCTGGCTGCCGCTGTCCAGCGACATCATCTCCTGAATGTCGGCGAAGGACTTGATTTCGGCGAACGGCTCCAGCTCGTGGACCGTGTCAATCCACGTTTGCATGGTATCCTCATCCGGCCCCAGTGGGCTGGTCTTGCGACTGCCCTGCACCTTGTACTCAGTGTCGTTCTTGGTGGTGCCGGTGCGCTCGATGTTGACATCGAAGCCCTGAAGCGGATGGGAGAAGTCGCCGCCCATGTCCTCGTTCTTCCGCAGCGAGTTGAGCTGGTCCATGATCTTCTTCCCCATGCGGATGATTTTGGGGCCAGCGTCGGGGTCCTCCCTGTCGATGACGTTGGCGAGGTACGTCTTGCCGGGCCAGAAGTTGCCGGCCAGCTGAGAGTCGGCCTTGCTGCCGCTGTTCTGGAGCCGGTTGGCGTGCTCGCACACCGGGCAAGGCTGGCTCGCGTTGCGGGCGGGGCAAGCGAAGGACATGGAGGTGCCGTCCGGCTTGTTGATGAAGTGGCGCCAGAAGGACACGTACCACTTCTTCCCTGGCTGGGCTGGGATGAACCGGACAATGTTTCGGCCCTGCTTGATCTTGTAGAACTGAGCCGAGCCGGCTAGCGTCTTGTCGATTTCTTGGGCTTCTTCTAGCGTGTATTCTTGGAATTCAAGGGACATGATCACTTTTTCTTTCTGGATGTAGGTTTACGGGTTGCGGGTTTGGATTTGGGCTTGGGTTTGGGTTTGGATTTGGGTTTCTTGGCCAGCAGTTTGGTGAGCCGTTCCACCTCCTTCTTCAGCTCCTTGTTCTCGGCCGACAGCCGGTGCAGCACGCGGTCGCGGTCGTGGATGTTCGCCTTGAGCGTCCGCACCTGGGTTTCTAGGTCTTGCTCAGGCGTGGTCACTATCCGAGATCCTTTTGCTTGGCAATCCACTCGCTGATGACGAGGTCGCCGATGTCGCCACGTGAGTAGACTTCGCTGTCGTCGTCCACCTGGCTAATGGGTATCCAGTGCTCGTCACCCTCGATGTCCACGAGGATGGCCTTGTCGGTTTCGCGGAGGCATTCCACGCCCTCGATGCGAACCACGTTTTCGTTAAAAGTCGGCAAAATCACCTCCGTTGCTGCGGGAAGCCCGCTCTCTGATGCTTGGGTCACGTTCCATCTCGGTGCGAATCTGGGCGCCCAACGACTGCACCATGTCCTTCTTGGCGCAGACCGCTTGATACCGCACCTTGGCCGCAAGGTGCTCGGCCTCCATTTCGACCTCGTGGAGCTTCGCTGATTGGTAATCGGGGTTCAAGGCCACCGCGGCTTCGATGTCGCCGACCGTGGGCCGCTTCACGCCTTGGTTGATGAGCAGCTCTTTCTGGCGAATATGTAGCTCGGCCTCGGTGCGCTCGCGCTCCAGCTTGGCCGCCTTCCAGGTCTTGAGGGACATGGCGTATTGGTGCCCCCAGTAGGCGATGTCGCTGGGCACGCGGACGAACTCTTCCTGAATCGCTTCGGGGAGGATGTTCACGCACTCTTCGAGGTAGTCTTGCTGAGTCTTGTGTTTGGTGGTCATGCCAGGCGTATCCTGAAGTCGCAGAGTTGGTCGGGGTTGGAGGTGGTGCGGAACATCACCCGGAAGACGTAGTGGCCGTCCATGTACATGTCGTCGATGGGGGCGTCCTCCATCTTCACGTCGGTGATCTCAGCGCTGAACTCTTCCAGTAACACCTGCTTCAGCCGGCTACGGATGGCACTGAGGTTTTCGGCGCTGAGGGGTAGTTTGCGAAACGGTAGAAGACTGCCTTCGATGCGCTCGCTCATCTGGTCCCGCAGGAACTTCAGGTTGTCCTCGGCCGATACCCCAGGGCCGAGGGACTTGAGCAGTGCGGCCGCCTTGCACTCCTCGGCGCAGAAGCCGTCTAGCTCGTTCAGCACGCGGTGTGAAACCGTGAGTCGGCATTCCAAGCATCGCCCATCCAGGTAGTCGCTCATTTGACGGTCACCATACCTTGCAGGTATGTCATTCGCGGAGCCGAGGTCACAATGTCCGCAGGATTCAAGGTGATTTCCTTCCACTCACCTTCCTCGGTGCTCGCTTCAACCTTCAGCTTCACCGTTACCGACTTGGCGCTGAGCTTCACGATGCGACCGCGCTGAACGTCTGGGTGCTCGTTCAGGCACAGCAGAAGCCGGGCAGCGTACTCGGCGTCGGCACAAGGGTCGCATCGGTGCTGGCGTAAGCCGGTCACGTTGCGGTAGCGGGCAATGCGAACCCGACAGCCGCGACACCGGCTGCGAACCTTGCGACGGGACTTGTCCTGTCGGCGTCGGTTCTTTTTGTTTCGCTTGCTCATTGAAGTATCACGTAGCCTTCCACCATGGCCTTGGGCGGCCACTGTTGGCTGACTTCGATGCTGGCCTCGCGGACGTGTATTTGGTGAATCTTTCGCTCACCTGGCATCTGAATCGCGAAGTTGGAGAGGAGGATGTCGTCGCTCTCGAACAGCGTGTCGTCTTGGGCCGTGAAGCTCAGCTCAATGGAAGCGTGAAGGTTGGGTGACTCTAGTTTCTTGTGGGCATTGAACTCGGTGACGAGCTGAAGCGGCTGCCCTTGGAGGTAGATGGTGGGCATAGGAATCTTCTGCCCTGGCTCGCCGTAACAGATGAGCAGCTCCGCGGCCCGACGAGCATCGCGGCAGGTGGCCGAACAGAACGCCAGCGTGCCCTCCACGTCATCGTTGTCGTTGAAGCCTGTGGTGCTTTTGTCGCATTGAGCACAGACGAAGACGAAGCTCACAAATATACCCCCGTTCGGCTAGTCGCACCGCGGAGGACAATGCGGCTTCCTTGGACTGGGTCGTACTCGTAGTCAAAGCCATGAAGATTCAGCGTTTCGCCGTACTGGTAGTCGGGCAGATAGATGCTCCACGCCCGGCTGTAGTTGCCTCCGGTGTTGCTGCTGATGGTGTTGGGGGTATGCCCGAAGATTTCAATCTCGAACTCGTCGGTGATGTTGCCGCAGCCATCGTGCTCGCGCTTCATCTTGAAGTGGCCGAT